ATCGGAGCTCCGAAGAAGGACGGCAAGTATCAACCTTGCGGGAGATCGAAAGGGAGCAAAAGAAAATATCCAAAATGCGTACCACTTGCAAAAGCCACACGAATGACAAAGTCGCAAAAGGCGAGTGCTGTCAAACGAAAAAGAGCTGCGAGTAATGTAGGACCAAAACCAACAAATGTTTCAACATTTACAAAAAGAAGTAAAAAAGCTGAAGGTGGATATATCGGAAGTTTTATTAAATTAGATGTAGATGGTAAAACAGTAGGTAATCCAAGTTACAAAAAATATTATAAAGGTATGATTTAATGGCAAGAACAAGAGATAAACAACCGCCTAAAACTAAAAAATATTTTAGACCTACAAAATCCGGCGCTGGTATGACCAAAGCTGGAGTTGCAAGATACAGACGTGAAAACCCTGGATCTAAATTAAAAACAGCCGTGACTGGTAAAGTTAAACCGGGATCAAAAGCTGCTAAAAGAAGAAAGTCATATTGTGCTAGAAGCGCTGGCCAAATGAAACAATTTCCAAAAGCTGCGAAAGATCCTAACTCAAGACTGAGACAGGCACGGAGAAGATGGAAATGTTAAATGGATTTTGAAACTTTTATTTCTAAGTTAAGAAAACAAATACGAAATTCTTATCACAGCATAGGTGAAACTATGTTAGCTGGTGGAGTAACAGATATTGAAAAATATAAATATCTGCTGGGACAGGCGCATGCCTTACAATTAATAGATCAGGAAATATCAAACCTGCTAAATCCAAAGGAGGATAAAAAAAATGATACTGAAGGAACAAACATCATCAAATTCGGACAAAGAAGTTCCGAAGACGAGACTAGCTCTTGATGAAAAATACAAAGAAGAAGCTAAAAAAGAAAAAGAAAAAGAATCTAAAAGAGTTGATGAAACTAATGTAAGTGACATCAAAGATGAATTACCAACACCATCAGGGTGGAGACTTTTAGTTTTACCTTTTACACCAAAAGAAAAAACTAAAGGTGGTATTTTAATTGCACAAGAAACTTTAGATAAGTATCGAATCGCAGTAAACTGTGGTTATGTAATTAAAATGGGTCCATTGGCTTACAAGGATGAAGAAAAATTTCCAACTGGGCCATGGTGTAAGGAAAAAGATTGGGTGATTTTTGCAAGATATGCAGGATCACGTTTACCAATAGAAGGCGGCGAAGTCCGTATTCTCAACGACGACGAGGTTTTGGGTACAATTAAAAATCCAGAATCTGTGTTGCATTATATCTAACATAGGAGGAGACTATGCAAGAACAAGAAAACAAACAAGATACTCCAATGGTTGATATCGATACTTCAGGACCAAGTGCAGAAGTTGAATTAAACGAAGAAGCAAAAACTGAAGAACAAGTAGAAACCAAGGAGCAAGACACTAGCCCCGAGTCACAAGCTGCTAGCACAGAAGATGCAAGCGGCGAGAAGCAAGAGGCTAATGAACAGAAAGATGCGAAAGATTTAGAATTAGAAAACTACAGTAAAGATGTTCAAAGAAGAATAGCAAAACTAACAGGTAAATGGAGAGAAGCTCAAAGACAAAGAGACGAAGCCATTGAATTTGCTAGAGTTCAAAAACAACAAAGAGAAGAATATATGAAAAAATATTCTTCAATTGAACAAGCTGGAGTAAAAGACAGAGAAGAGCGAATCAAATCTGGTTTAATTGCAGCTCAAACAAAATTAGCACAAGCTAGAGCTAATGATGATGTTGCAGCAGAAGTTGAAGCTCAAAAAGAAATCGCAAGACTTGGTTATGAAGAAGCAAGACTTGTAGAAGCTAAGAAAACAGCAGAAGAAACACCAAAAGCTGAGAAAAAAGTAGATGAAATACCTGCTTTTAATCAACAGCAACAACCACAACAAAAAGTAGATCCTAAAGCAGAAGCTTGGGGAGCTAAAAATAAGTGGTTTGGTACGGATACTGCTATGACTTACACAGCTTTTGACATTCATAGTAAATTGGAAGCTGAAGGGTATGATCCACAATCTGATGAATATTATGCAGAAATTGATAAAAGAATAAGACTTGAATTTCCGCATAAATTTGCTACAAATACAGACAAGGTTGAAGAAACGACTAAGCCTGTACAGACAGTAGCGTCGGCGACGCGAAGTACGAAATCTGGTCGCAAAACTATCAGTCTCACCCCTTCTGAAGTTGCTATCGCCAAAAAATTAGGAGTGTCATTAGAAGATTATGCAAAACAAAAAAAACACATGAAGGAGGTTTAAGCATATGAACGAAGATAATAAAATGAAGACCCCTCGTGCGAGTCAGTCTAGAGTTTCTGAAAAGAGACCTACAACCTGGACTCCCCCATCATCTTTAGATGCACCACCTGCGCCGGATGGATTTCGACACAGATGGATAAGAACTGAAGTTTTAGGCATGGACGATGCAAAGAACATGTCAGGTAAACTTAGATCGGGATGGGAACTCGTAAGAGCAGATCAATACCCGGACCATTCTTATCCGCAAGTTGCTGAAGGCAAATACGCAGGAGTGATTGGAGTTGGTGGCCTTGTGTTGGCAAGGATACCTGAAGAGGTCGCAAAATCTCGAGAAGCATACTTTAGAAAACAAGTTGCTGAAAGAGACGAAGCAGTAAACAACGATCTTATGAAGGAACAACACCCAAGTATGCCGATCGATAGTGATCGACAGAGTCGCGTAACTTTTGGTGGTACTAAAAAGTAATTTTTTAGCAATACCAACTACCGCGATACTAAATATAAACTAAAACTAAGGAGTAAAAACTATGGCTACTAACAAAGACGCCGCTTTCGGTTTGAAAGCATTAGGTAAAGTCGGCCAGAATAGAGACAACCAAGGTTTAAGTGAATATAGTATTGCCGCTAACTCGACTGCGATATATCAAAATGACCCTGTAAAAGCATTAGGTACAGGTTATATTGGTGTTGCAGCAGCTGGTGATCAATTATTAGGTTCACTTAATGGTGTATTCTATACTGACGCTAGTACGTCAAAACCTACATGGGCAAATCACTTAGAAGGATCTAACACTGCAACAGACATTGTTGGATTTGTAAGTGACGACCCTTATGAAAGGTTTGAAGTACAAAACACAACAAGTTTGGCAATCGCAAGCATTAATGGTTTAGCTAATATTAGCTACGCTGCAGGTGCTACTCCAAACTTTGTGTCAAAAGTAGAACTTGATGGTGGTACAATTACTACTACTACAAGAACACTTAAAATCTTAGGAGTGACTAAGGATGATGAAAACGATAATTTACTAAACGCTACTACATATAACGTTAATGTAAATTGTGTTGTTCAGATTGCTAACCACTTCTTAAACTCAACATCAGGCGTATAATAGGAGGATAATATGGCGATAAGTAGAGGACAACTAGTTAAAGAACTAGAGCCAGGTTTGAATGCCCTATTCGGCCTGGAATATAAAAGGTATGAAAATCAGCATGCTGAAATTTTCGATACAGAATCATCTGACAGAGCTTTTGAAGAAGAAGTGATGTTATCTGGTTTTGGTCAAGCACAAACTAAACCGGAAGGTTCAGGTGTGTCTTTTGACAATGCTCAAGAAACTTTCACAGCTAGATATACGCACGAGACAATTGCTCTTGCATTTTCAATCACTGAAGAAGCGATTGAAGATAACTTGTATGACAGATTAGCGTCTAGATATACAAAAGCATTAGCAAGATCTATGGCGAATACCAAACAAGTAAAAGCAGCAAATGTATTAAACAATGCATTTGATTCAAGCTTTGCTGGCGGTGATGGTAAGGAGCTTTGTGCTACTGACCACCCAACAATCGCTGGTACTTTCTCAAATGAGTTAGCAACTTCTGCTGACTTAAACGAGACATCTTTGGAGCAGTCTTTAATTGATATTGCTGCATTCACAGATGAAAGAGGCTTGAAAATTGCAGCTAGAGGGATGAAAATGATCATTCCAAGTGAATTACAATTCACTGCGGAAAGATTAATGAAATCTGCTCAAAGAACTGGTACTGCGGACAACGATATCAACGCGATCAACAGTATGGGAATGGTTCCACAAGGTTATGTGGTAAACAATTTCTTAACTGACACAGACGCGTTCTTTATCAAAACAGACGTGCCTAACGGTATGAAAATGTTCGTAAGATCACCAATCAAAACTGCAATGGAAGGTGACTTCGATACTGGTAACGTAAGATACAAAGCTAGAGAGAGATACTCTTTTGGTTTCTCTGATCCTAGAGGTATCTTCGGATCTCCAGGTGCTTAATACTTGATAAAAGTATTTATTTTGAGGGGGCCCTTTACGGGCCCCTTCTTTTTTGATAGAAAGGAAAAATATGAAAAAGAAATACTTAGTAAAAATATTTACAAAACACCTTCAAACAAAGTTTGAAATCGAAAGTGATAAAGAGATAAATACGGCAGATGAACTCAATCCTCTTATCATTGACTTTATAGGAAAATCTGATATAAACTGGGAACAAAATGATCTGCAATACAATAGTACTGCAAATGATTTTTATATAACCTATGAGGAGGTTACAAATGGCTCAGGACAACATGGTATTGTTCGCGAAGAAACTGAAACTCGAATCTAGATGGAACGAGTTGTTTCTTGAAAACAAAGGGCGAATAACCGCTGAGATGTCTGTTTTAGGTGATGAGATCAAACAAACAATAAGATCTATCCTTAAAGCACAAGAAGCACAGGTCCATACTAATCCTAGAGATGGTGAAATACATCTTTACGCTGGTTAATTAGGACTTTATATTGTTAGAAAACAGTTTTTTCTCCTAGGGATTTCTTGCACTTTTTAATAATTTCATATATAAATTAATCACTATACATAAAATTCTGCATAGACGCGTATAGTCGACGGCCTAGAGACTATGTGGAAATAACTAGGAGGATAATAACATGGCACAAACTACATTTACAGGACCAGTAGTTGCACTTAACGGTTTCATTGGTGGAGCTAATTCAAACTCTACTGCAGGTGATACTGCTCAAGGTGGCGGCGTTGCTTGGACTGTTCAAGATACTTCAACACTTACAATTGCATCTGGTACAAGATCAGGTGAAACTTTAAGCGCTGTAAGTAATTTAGGTGTAATGGTTTTTGTTGCGAACGGTTATACAGGAGCTGCAACATATGC